ACACAAAGACCCCCAAAGTTTACATTACAATGTCTGACTACCAGAAGATCGCTGTTCAGTTTGCTTCTGAAGAGCTTGATCATGGTGTTATCCATGAATGGGTGAATGAGTTTGCCTATCAGGGCTTTGATGCTCGAGTCGTGCTAAAGATGCTTCAGGAGAAGGGAGGTGATGACTGGAAACATGATGCTAAGAAGATGATTGTGCTGGCTCTCACTCGTGGGAATAAGCCTGTGAAGATGATGAAGAAAATGTCTGAAGAAGGAAAAAAAGAAGTAGAGAGATTAGTGAGAGTGTATGGCCTGAAGTCAGGGAATCCAGCTAGAAATGATTTGACTTTGTCACGAGTTGCAGCAGCTCTTGCAGGCTGGACATGCCAGGCAACAGTAGTTGTCCAGGAATTCATGCCTGTTACTGGAAAGCAAATGGATGCCAGGTCTCCTAATTACCCAAGACCAATGATGCATCCTAGTTTTGCTGGTCTTATTGACCCAAGCATCCCAATCAATGCTTACTCTGATATTGTTGCTGCTCACATGTTGTTCTTGGTGGAATTTTCTAAGACAATTAACCCAAATCTAAGGGGACTTCCACTAGCTGAAATAGAAAAGACATTCAGCCAACCTATGAATGCTGCTATTCATAGCACTTTCATGACTCATCCTCAAAGAAGGATGCTAATGCAGTCGCTTGGAATCATTGATGAAAATGCTAAACCAGCCAAGGCAGTTGTTGCTGCTGCTAATGTCTACAGAAGTCTTGACTAGGACAACGCTGCCTTGTAGGTGGTATGGGTTGTGGGATCAACTGGGGTTTTAATCAGATTTGAATAAGATTGATCAATTTCTGATTGAGGTGGTGGGCCTTAGAGGGTGGGTGTGAGCTAGGGAGGAGGACGGGATAGGGGCTTGGGCAGCGGAGCAGGTCAGCAATAACACCCTGAGTCTATCTCAATCATGTCACTCAAACCTGATACATCCTCAGAGAAAGTGGCTATTTCTTTTGAATATTCAGACATTAGTTTGTCATAATCTAAAATTATTCTGAAGACCTTTGGAATCTGTGACTTGATTAGCATTGTGGATCTACTTGCAGAAATCAGTAGTAAACACTGAATGTGAGCGATTTCCAGAAGCAGGTTTTCTCCAGAAAAGACTTCCATATCAAGACCCATCTCTCTAGCTTTAGATTTGATTAAATTATTCATTTTAACTATGGCTTCTTCTAGGCATATGGAGTTTGTAGCCCTAAGCATATATGTTGCTGCCATTGATTTGTATACCCAAGGACCCAGTGAATCCTTCTTTGCAATCAAATTTATAAATGCATGAGAAGGATAAGTTAGAGGCCAAGATATTGCTTTTTTTAGTAATGGAATGTCATATTTGACATAATCCTCTGATGAGCAGTCCGATAATCCCATGATTAGCCCCAAGAAAACTCTAGGAGAAGGCTTGAAAACCTGACTGGAGACACCACCCCACTGAACTGGCAGCTCCTTCTTCTTGATAAAGTCATTAAGGGTGGCTCTTGTCTTTGTCGACTGAGTAAACTTTTCAAGAGGGAATTCAAGAGTATCAAATCTTGACACTTGAAAAGTGCAAGGTTTATTGTATGCCATGTAGTGTATGCTTATTCTTTTAAGTGGATTGGCTGACCAGCTAGTAACTGGCATATCATAGCAGTATCTGTTTGTCATCTTGGCAAATAAGTAAGCACTTGGGGGGACTTTGTGT